TTTCTGCCCAATCTGCGTTAGCTACTGCAAAGAGTTTATCTACTTCTTTCTGATCTACCAGACGGGCTAATGAAGCAAAGTTACCACCTATCTTACCTAGACCAGCTATAAATCCTACAACTAGAGATGGGGGTAGTACTAGAGAAGATTTTATAAATCCCTCTAAGGTTATTTGCTCTGGTACACCATCACTGACACCTCTAGCAAATCGAGCTAATGGTGTACCTTTACCACTTCTTCTTAGGGTATCTCTTTCTCTGAACCTCTCTAATGCGCTTTCTAGTACAGGAGTTTCTTCTTCTATTGCCATATAGCGTTACCCTTTTGCTTCACGTAGAACATTGTTTTTTAATTTTAATAGTTGGTCTATAATAGATACTTGACCTTGAGATCTGTGTATAGTTATAGAATCGTCAGAGTATGACATAGTAGTTACTGCCCTACCTCGTAGGTAATTTAAATATTCCTCAAACAATTCATACTTAGGATTAGAAACTACAGGGTATAGTTTTTCTAGCTTCATTGTAGCATACCCGGTGGTAGACCCCCACTAGGCGGTGGTGGTTGCATCTGTGCCTGTTGAGGCTGGGGAGCCACTGGTTGTTGAGGTTGTTGAGGCTGCCCAGTAAACTGCTCTTCCCCCGGAACTGGAACAGCACCTGTACCTATGTTACCTCCACCTACTCCTGACATATCCATAGGCCCTTGCTCTGGCCCACCTTGACCCATAGCTTCCTGATTCTTCTGCATCAAGTAAGTTTGACGTAACATTTCCTCTGGAGTATTTGTTACTTTATTTGCATCTAACATCATAGATTTAGCAATCTCGCGTATGATAAATGGAAACTTAGCAAAGGGTGCAAGTACTGGATTACTTACAATTTGTAAAAAAGACATGAGCCTCTGGGATCGTACCTCATTTTGCATCAGGCTTTCTACGCCCCTAGCTTTAACTTCTAAGTCTCCTTTTATATCCTTATTGTAATTAAACTGCATATTAAAAGAGAACATTGCCTCGCCCAACGGACGTAGCATATAGTCATCAAAGTTTTTAACTACAGTTTTTATAGATCCTGCTGCTGCACCCATAAGCATTGAGATACCTGACGCTGTTCTACCAACCCCAGATACACCTGTTTGACCATGTGAGAAAGATGGTATACCTGTAGACTCATCAGCTAACACTCTAGCCTTATCAAACAGTTGCATATTTTCGTTACTTACATTAGGAAACTTAGTACCAAATATTGCCTGTCCGGGCGCACCACCCTGTCTTCTAAATACTTTACCGGGGTATACAGTCAGATCTTGACCGGGAGTTAGGTTAGTCTCATCTACTTCTATTAATAAATTACCTGACAATACAGCATTATCTACTGCCATACGCATAAATCCGTTCATCAGAGTCTGTGTATCATCCATGTTTTCACCTACGCCTATACCAAAGAAAGCATATGGATTGACTTCATAAGGTACTGCACAGTATGGGATTCGCTTTGGTAGGAATGGATTAACTACAAACCTGAGTATTTCATTGTTACATATCCAGACGTTTACGTGTAAATCATCTACGTCTTCATACTCACCCGGTATTTCTATACCCGACTCTTCTGCGATAGCCCTGTCTAATATTCCCCAGAACTCTAAGGCTTCATAGCGTTGTGTGTTATAACTGTGGGAACTATCCTCATCTTCAGACTCTAAGAGGCTACTCTCCCACCATTTTATAGAATAGTTTTCGCCAAGCTCTATTGCTTCTTTGATAGCGTCTTCCCTAAAGAAGGGTCTGTTTCGTAATGCACGTAGTTGGGATCTTGTAAGTTTATGTCGCTCTATTACGTAGTCACAGTCTTCTATGTTACTTGCATCTGGGTCAGGGTAAAAGTTCCAACCAGATACATAAGATATTTTAGGTACTGTCTTAATTGTAGGATTGTACTCACCTTCTTCTGTCCAGTTAGGGTACTCTTTTGTTGTAGCGAAGGGGCCTTTTAATACTCCTGTACCAAACAATGCACATTCAAATGCTGCATTTCTTAAATGCTTTGTAGCGTCAGATTCCTCTAGCTGATCTTTAATTTGTTTCTCCATCATCTTTGCAGCAACCATTGCAGGATGAAAGTTGACAGAAGATTGCGTTATACCAAAGCCTTCTTTAAGAGTTTCTACGTCATCTAGAGCGTCTTGTAACGGGCCTAGCTTATCTTTTAGATCACCTAACTCTGTAGCTCCGGGGGGTAGCTCTCTACCATCTCCCTCGTAGCCATATAGATCCTTTGGCATCTCGCCCATTTCTACATCTTCTGGTGTATTAGGATCAAAGTGTACTGTCTCAGCTACCCCTTCTGGTAAGGTTGTAGGCTCTACGGACAGAGGAAATTCATTGTTTGCAAGTAGTACGTCTACGATTTGGCTATACGCTGCTAGTACTTTTGTCTTGGTTACTTTAATAAATACACGGGATTTCTCTGTTTCCGTAAACTGTACGTCAGAGCTATATACCCCTCTATAGTTTCTGTAAGCTCTAATCCAACTATTTTCTTCTGAGTATCTAGCAGATTCAGCCCTAACAAACTGCTTATGTATATAGTCAGTTAAGCCAGATACACCCTCATCTGAGTCTTCATTCTCTAAGAATGCGCTATCACTGTCTTCTATAAACTCTGAATCGTAAGACATATTTTACCTTTCAATATCCGAATGTAGCATCAGCAGGTTCAAATCTAGGTTTAGGCGAAGTTGCCGTACCCATATCAAATACGTTACGAGGCACTGGTCTGGATTGTATACCATACCTTAATGCATCGTATAGATGATCCTCTGCGTGTGTATCTACATCTTCTGGATTTCTTTTATCCAATGGTATTATGGGTAGTTGAGATATTAAATTTGTACACGTATTAAATATTTGTATACCGGGCATATCCGTATCTTCATCTACCTGAAGCAATCTATGTACTTCATTCTTTCCGCTAACCCTACTGCCCTTACTTCTGTCAGAAGGTCTAAATCTACAGCCTTCCATTATCATCTGCTCTGCTAGGCTAGGCCCTGTATCACCGCGCTTATGCCAACAGGAGGAGTCTAGTACTCCATATGCTATAGTTCCATCATCACTCTCTAGGTGCATTATTAACCTAGCTAACTCCATCGCCAATACTTTACGAACATACAACTCCCTGTATACAACCAACGTATTATCTGGCGTAACAGCAAACCACAGAACAGCAGAATAAGAACCATAACCATAATCACACGCCCTAAATTTTCGCCAGTTACTAGGTATTTTATATGGCGTAGTTACGTGTACATTTCTATCAAACTCAGAGAAGGCTGCACCCTCTGCAATATCCCAGCTTCCATATAGTAACTGTTTGCGCTGTACCTCTGGTAGAGATAGTAGCATTGTTTCGTAGTCACCCGTATTATATAGGTACGGATTGTCTTTCAGACTAGCAGGTATAAATCGCCTCTGAAATAATGGCTCATCTTCTCTGCTATGCCCTTTCGGATATTTTAATACTTCTTTAGTATCTAGATCCCTAGCCCAAAATGACTTATTAGGTATAGAAGGATCTATAAACATTTTCTTAACCCACGAATGACCGGGGCCTCCGGGATTTGTTGTAGCTCTCATAGACACTTGTATATTAGGATTAATAGATCTCAATCTCGACCTGAGATAATCCCACGGAAACGGTGTAGGGTATTGCGTAAGTTCGTCAAAACCCACGTAGGAAAAACTCTGACCTTGGTAACGTAGAACGTCTTTATCTTGTTCCAAATACGTGAGCCATATCCTAGCACCCGATGGAAAAGTCCACTGACTTTTTCTTTCAGACCATTTAGCCCCCGGATAAAACTTTGGATAGATTTCTGTAGACTTATGGATAAGCTCCCTAAGTTCATCGTTGGTTCTCCTGAGTATCAATGCGCTATGCTCTGCATAATCACAATATCTAAGAGGGTCTATAAGTAATGCAAAACTCTTTCCACCACCTGCTGCCCCTCCATATAGCACCTCCCTTTCTGGTGCATTTATAAAACTTTCCTGTGGGCCTTTGTTTATTTGTATTCTGTTAGAATCGTACTCTGGCTCTACATATTCCTCAACCTTGAGAGGATAAGAGTCCGTCTGCCCAGCTTGTGTCGATTGGATCTCCTCGATTTTCGTTTGACGTATAGAGGATTTTGTCTTGGATGCTTTTTTCTTTTTCTGCGTACTCTTTCGCTTTGGAGGCGTAATGCCTGTACGATTGGACTGCATTCTGTCTGTCTCTTTCCTTTGTCATTAGCTTATGCAAAGCCTGATATGTTATGCTTCTTCCCGTTGTTGCAGATAGCCACCTAGCTACTTCCCTATAGCTACAGGACTTCAAGTATTTCTTGGCCTCTACTAGGGCATTCAACTGGTCTTCTATAGGTAGTAGTGTTGTGTTATCTTCAGGGTTTGCCTCATACCCAAATGGTATCTGTCGGCTCTTACGAACTACCTGTCTCCACGTATTTGTTTCAGTCATCGTAGGAAGGCTCTGATTTAGGAGGAAAGATTAGTAGGCTAGGAGCATCTGTCTTTACCATTATACGCTCCGTCTTAACTATACCTGTACGATCTAAAATTTCACGGGACGCAGCTATACGATCTCTATTTCCTAATGCAGTAGGGTCAGTTAGAACCCCTGTCATAGCCATAGCTGCCAAAGGCCCATTCGCTGCAAGGTACATCTGTGTCCTATCTATGATCTGATCTTGTAGTGTTCTTAGTACAGTGCTAGTCTTAGTGTTTTCGCTATACCCTGCTATCTTCATGGCCTCACGTAGATTACCATTAGCCTGATCAAATAGACAGTCTAAGAATATTTCCTGTCTATCTGTTAGTTCTTTTCCTGTTGCCATTCGCCATTGCCTTTTTCATATCCGAAAAGGGAGATGCCCCTTTGTTGCTTTTATTTTGCATTACTTTAGGTTGTGCCTTAACTTTATTTGCCCTCTTAGCCTTATACTCTTTTGCAATACGAGCCATACGTTTCTTTTGCTCTGGGGTTATAG